ACTTTGCCTTCATCACTGCCTCTTTAATACCATAACCGTCCCAAACTCCCGCTACACAAATATCCTGTAAAAACTTCTCACGTGCTGTTGGGGTATAATAAGTATCATAGTCTCCGTCTGTTATAACAAAGTTATCTGAAGAACTTGCAGTTTTTAATGAAGACTTATATAAGGAAACTGTGTTATATTCACTGCTATCCTTACCAAATATAGTAACAATAGGTGACTGTATATCATCAGCAAGCTCAGATTGTGGTGCTGAAGCTTCACCATTAGACCAGCGAAAATTAGTAATTAACTCTTGAAAAGGGTTCTTCTTTACAAGGAATATTCCTGCGTAGTCAATATTACTACCTGCAACTTTTCCAAGGTATACTGTATCCCTTAAACCAAAATCAATATTCACAGTCATCTCCTCTATTTGGCGTTAGTGGTATCATTCTTACTATACATGTTTGCAAAGGTAAATGGTACTGCTGTATACGCTGTTACAAAAGATATACCTGCACCTATAAGACTATATGGCACAAGTTTTCTTATCTTACCAACTGCATCAGATGTATTAATACATAAAGGAATGTTACCTTTATCCTGAATATCAATATTAATAAAAGAACCATTTACTTCTTCTGTAACACAATTATACAGATAGTCAATCATTTCTACGCCAAGAATATTGATATCCGCCTTTGTGTTATATGTATATAAGAATGTAAATGTTAAAGTATTATCATCAAAAGATGATGCAGTTACCTGCCCGTCAGATACAGAAACATTATTACCATCAACCGTAATATACCTGTCATACTTATTATAAGTATGCATGTTATCAGCTGTACCGGTATACTCAGCAACAGTATATTCTCCATTCATAACTTTACTTGCTTTCTTAAACTGAACAGCAATGTTACCAGTAGAAGTGTCTGTATCGAGTATCTTAAGCACACAGATACCGTTATTCTGCACAGTACTCTGGAACTTTAAGTTTCCAACAGTAACAGTGTCACCCGCTACTAATGTAACAGAATCTTTTCCTACAGTTACTATGTACTTTTGAGCAGTCACATTATCTGTTACATCTGTCTCAGATAATACCTGCACACTAAAAGATATACCTCTAAACTCACCTGTTAAAGTGTCTGCAGTCATACCAATGTCAGAACGGTTAATGTTTGACTGCATCTGTATACTGCTCTCTGTATTAAAACAAATGTTACCTATATAATCATACAGACCCTGGTCATTTTTATAATAGTACTCAAATAAATATGCAGGGTTACTGTTTAATATGCTACGTTTAATTTTCCAGTTACCAGAGATATACTCACCTTTATCTGATGTAATATTATACACAGTGTTACCTGCTGCCCAACCATCCGCTTCAAAACGTAAAGAGTTTGGAAGACAGTGTCCCTGGTACTTCTGCCTGTTATGTGCAAACTGCGGATTGTTAATCGGTACAAGCATATCACTTGACTTCACGTCAATTGGTGACTCAAGAGATATTACTGTCTTCTGACCACCTTCCATATTACTCTCCTAAGTTAACAACGCCCTTTGCAATATCATCAATAAATGCAGCAATCAGGAACGCGTGTATAGAGTCAGGTACGTAGATACCAAGTGCTTCAAACTTGATAAGCACACCTGCAACACTAGTAGCCATAACACTTTTATCAAGATAATAAGGTATAGTATCAAATGTTTCTTTACCTTTGATAACGTCAAGTGTAGCACGCGCAATAGCCAATGCATTATAGTCCGTTGGTTCTGCTTTAGCTTTTTCCTCGTCACTCAACGGGTCATTAACATGCACTGGCTGAAGTTCAATGTAACTGTTTTCCAGTAATGTGTTAATACTTTCCCAGTCTACCGATTTTCTGTCTCCTGCGTAAGCCGGATACTTAGCAAAGAACTGTACATATAGGCGTAATGCAGCTTTAATAAACTGAGACATACCTGACATCTGTGCCTGGAACACGCTGTCACGTGTCTGGTCAAGTGCAACTACTGCAGCAGCAGAACGCATATTCTCCATATCAAATGATGCGTTCTGAATACCAGCAAGTTCATACATAGTAGTCTTATATGACTGAATCTGTGCATCCAGCTGACTATCAAGTGGTGTAGGGTTAATTACAGTCATCAAAGAATCAATAGGCCTAGTACTGTCTACATAAAGTGCTTCACCTGCACCGTTTGTAATAGACTTCATTGCGAGGTCTACATCATTGTTAAATACAGGAACAGCACCTTTGTACATACGGATAAGCTGCTGAATCTTAGCTGCTACCTTGTTTACTTCACGCTGAATAGGATAAAGTAAATCAAATATAGAAGTAGTAAGCACATTAGTAAAGCCAACATCCCACTGGAATGTAGCCATGAGTACATAATCAAAATCATATTCTCTTTCAGGTAATGTCTTATTGTTAACTGTAACATACACCTTGTGTACTGCACAGTCAAAATACATCTTGAAGTCTACATTATTTTTACTAGACATACTTTCAATGATTTCCTGTTTCTGTTCATCGTCACAGTCAACGAGGTACTGTGATACTTCAGATACCGGGAATGCATAATCACGGTACAGCATCTGTGATACCTTACCCCTCTTAAACTGACTCTCGAACATACCAACTTCGTAGTCGTTAGCTTTAACCAGTTTACCAGTATAAGGGTCAATGAACACATGGGAGTACCCAAGGACTGCTGCATTGTGAAAACATTCAATAGACATCCTGTTGAAGTTGTCATCTTTAATATACTTACGTAAGATACGTTCTACTTCGTCTCTATATACAATATACTCATAGCTCTGGTCTTCAGATATTAAGTTTGGTACAAATGTAATAGTACCAAGACGAGAAGTAATCTGGTCTACAATCTGCTTGAGATAGTTATAGTTTGTTCCGGTACCTGTGTCTGAACGTTCCTGGTCCATTGTAGTAAATGCAGGTACGTTATATGTAGTGTTACTCCAATCAGTACCTTTGAGACTAGGGAACATCTTATTATAGAAAGCACAAATCTTCAAGAACTCTCTTGAGTACTTGCTTTCAATAATACTATTCAAACGGTGATGGTCTGTGGAAATGTCTTCAGGAATCTCCCAGTCATCATCTTTATCACCAGGGTACAGTGTTGGTATATATTCTTTGTGTACTTCTGAGTACTTATAATTAATGTCCATTTATTATCCCCTTGTACTATGTTCACGTACAAAACGGTCAATAGCAGCATTGTCATCTAAGTGATTGAAAATACTGTCGTCCAGCTGCTGTACATCTGTCTTCAATGACTCTTCATAAGACATAGTGCACTTCATACCATCTTTATTCTCAATCACTATCTGTATATTGTTACTAGACAACTTTGCTGCTTTAGCAAGTAATAAGGCAAGGAAATCAACACTCCAAGACTGCTTAGACAATATTCTCAATGCTTTTCTTCTTAGAGCCTGCTCATAATGAATAGTTATAATTTGTCTCAGTAATGTTGGTTCCTTGTTTTGCTTCATTACAGTCTTCCTCCAAGTGCGCTGAGAATGTTACTCTGTACATCGTTTGTTTTACCCTGTTTCTTGTAGTCATCAAAAATTGCTTTTGTACGTTCTACAGGGTCAAGGAACTTATCCATATAGTCCCCGTAAATAGCAGAATCACCACGTGGTCCTTTAAGGAATGTTAACAATGCATCTTTATCATTGTCAGTGATTCCATACTCTTTGAGCACTGATACATTTTCTGGGTATTTTTCTGTATTCAACAGGTTCTTTACAAATGTCTTACGGAGCTGGTTAAGCTGACCCTGTGAACGCCCTGAAAGTCCACCACCCTGTTTCTCTGACTTATACCCAACGCTCGCAATGTCACCGCGCTCCTTGGCTCTGTCAAGAGACTCTTTAACTTTATCTAAGTCAATGTCCTGACTGTAGTCTGCATTCTGTTTGTTTATGTTATTGATGTCTGTTTGCCTAGAACGTTCTCTTGCTTTCTCAAGCTGTTCTTCTGAACGAAGTTCTTTACGCTTATCACTGAATGTGTCTACACGGTCAGCCATACTTCTACCCGGCTGGTACCCTGTGTTAAGGTCTACGAGAACATTTCCATCATCAAGCTTTGACCACTTGTTACGACCAATGGTTCTATGGAGTACTTTATAAAGTACAGGGTCTTCTGCTTTAAGTCTCTGAATACTTGCTTCGCGTTCATCTCGTGGCATTGAGTCTGCCCCAAAGATTTCATCATAATGCTTTGAGAGATACGCACTCGCACGTCTAAAATCTGCGTCTGTGAACTCGCCTGCTTCCTGTTCAGACAAACCATATTCAAATGGAATACCCTGCCTATTGAGTACTCTGAATCCAACTTTAAGGTCTTCTGGTTTTAGTTTTTTACCGTCACCAGTAACAAAGTAACTTACCTGTTTCATAACTGTACCTCTATAAATATTTATATTTATATGGTACAACGTACCATATTACTGATAATTTTAACCCAGCTACTATTATAATGTAAATGTAATAAAAATAAATCATGCTTAATAGTAAACTGACTATTTTATTAATATA